TATAGCTGTCTTTTGTTATACAAAAAATTAGCTTAGTACAGAGCGTAATCATGTACACGGAGGAGAAGCAACCTCGTATAAAAGCGTACCGAGAAAGGAAAAACATCATGAAAAGAGAAGTTATTGAAAATCTCCTTAAGGGACTAGGAGTGGCCGAGGATAAGGTCAAGGATGCTGTTGATACTATCATGACCGAAAATGGTAATGACATCGAAAGATATAAAACCTCCGAGACTAACCTTAAATCGCTGCTTAAAACTGCGAACTAACGATTATCTCTTTAATGATGACACACATCCAGTTATCGTTAGATCCACTCCAGGAGCAACTGGTGGAACAGGGTCTGATGATAAGAACAAAGAAGTTAACACAGCAATAAGAAGTCTTACGTTCCTTTAGTATTTCCCAAATTCTTATTAAGGCTAATTTCTTTGGCTCAAAATTTCCCATTATCAAACTCCTATTTACTCTTAGCCGAAATATCTGTCCCTAAGAAATTCTCTTCTTGCACCTGTTACTCCTATAATATCTGCGAATTCCTTTGCTGAGACATATGCCATCTGAAACTCAGCTTTACAGTCATTTTTAAACAAATCAATCAGTTTATTTTTTGGATCTGTCATTGTTNGGCTGTAGATACTATCATGACCGAAAATGGTAATGACATCGAAAGATATAAAACCTCAGAGACCAACCTTAAATCGCTGCTTAAAACTGCGAACGAGACACTTGAGAAGTTTAAGGATGTCGACATCGATGGACTTAAAGGTGAAGTGCAAAAGTACAAGGATGCAGCTGCCGAGGCAGAGTCAAATAGCAAAGCCGAAATCGAAAGGCTGCAATTCGGATATGCTCTTGATGGGGCGCTGAGAACTGCAGGTGCAAAGAACAGTAAAGCAGTAAGAGCGCTACTTGATGAGGCAGGGCTTAAGCTTAACGGCGACAGTATCGTCGGTCTTGATGAGCAGCTAAAAACCATCAGAGAGAATAACGATTATCTCTTCAATGATGACACACAGCCGGTTATCGTTAGATCCACTCCAGGAGCAACTGGTGGAACAGGGTCTGATGATAAGAACAAAGAAGTTAACACAGCAATAAGAAATCTTTTAGGAAAGGAATAATATTATGGCAAACGTAAACGTAGTAACAAGAGAAAAAGTTGAAGCTCTAATCAGGGAGCAGGTGACTCCAGCAATTTTTCAGGACACACCAAAGGAATCAGTTGTTTTGAGTCTTGGTAAGAAGCTGCCAAACATGAGCTCAAAGACAACAAGAATCAGAGTAACCGACATTCTACCAATGGCTTACTGGGTAGATGGCGACACAGGAATGAAGCAGACTAGTGATATGGCATGGGATAATGTGTATCTCACAGCAGGGGAACTCGCAGTTATCGTTCCAATTCCTGAGGCAGTGCTAGATGATGCAGAATTTGATATCATAGGCGAGATTAAGCCTAGGGTAATTGAGGCAATCGGACAGAAGGTTGATAGCGCAATCCTGTTCGGTGTTAACAGACCAAGAGAGTGGCAGAACGACGTTATAACAATGGCGAGACAGTCAGGTAACAATGTAGCTCCTGGTTCAAAAGACATGTTCACTCTAATCATGGACGAGGGTGGTGTGCTAAACAAGATCGAGGAGGACGGATATGTTCACTCTGGAGCCATCGCATCAACAGGAATGAAGGCAAAGCTTAGAGGTCTTAGGGGTACAGACGGACACCCAATCTTCATGACAACATTGCAGGGGGCAACATCATATGGACTTGATGGAGCACCTTTGTACTTCCCTGACAATGGTAGCTTTGATAAGAAGATTGCACAGCTAATCGTTGGCGATTTCAACAAGCTAGTGTACTCAATCCGTCAGGATGTAACATTCAAGCTGCTAACAGAAGGCGTGATTCAGGATCCACAGACAAAGGAGATTGTGTATAACCTCGCACAGCAGGATATGATTGCCCTAAGAGTTGTATTTAGAATGGGTTGGGCAATGCCAAATCCAGCTACAAGAATGAACGAGGACAGAACAGGTTGTCCATTTGCTTATCTTGAGCCAGCGACACCTTTGACAACTCAGAAAGTTACATTCACTGTAAAGAACAAGACTGTCGCAATCGAAGGTGCAACTGTTGAGGTTAACGGTTCAAGACTAAAGACTAATGCTGCCGGTGTTGCAGAGTTTAATCTAAGAGCGGGAACCTACCCAGTAAAGATTAAGGCACCTGGATATGCATCTCAGACGGATACATTGACTGTTGAGTCTGCAGAAGTAACAAAAGCAGTGGTTCTTGTAGCTACTAAGTAGGTAGAGCTATGTATCTGACATATGAGGAGTATAAGGCTTATGGGGGAGAAATCCCCCAGGTAGCTTTTATTAAGTATGAAAGACAAGCTAGGAATACCATCAACTACTATACCTTCGGACGTATCAAAGAGCCTGTACCCGAAATAGCTAAAGAGTGCATGGTCGAGCTCATGGACTTTGCATATGAGGTGGATAAGGCACGTGATGAAGGCAGCAAAGCGATAAAGTCGGAAACTGTCGGAGATCATACTGTCAGCTATGCAGATGGTCTTGACTCATTGGGAATAAAAACTGGTGCAAACACAGGAACAAGCCAAGTATCGCTAGAGCATAGCATCGCAGCCAAATATCTAATGAATACAGGCTTAATGTATAGAGGGGTGGAATAATGCTGACAAATGCAGATATTACACTTTTTAATCGCTATTATGACAATGATAGCGGTGAATACAAATACGCAAGGACATTTCTCAGAGGAGTTAACTGGCAAGACTCACAAGCTATAAACATCTCACAATCAGCGGGAGTTAAAAGCACAAATCATACACGAGTTTTTATCCCGTTAAAAGTTGACTCGGAAGAGAAAACATACCTCAAGCCTAAGACATTTAAACGTAGCGACAAGGTCACAAATTACACTTTAGACAACGCAGATATTGTTGTTAAGGGAATTGTCGATTTTGATATGAACGACGCTCATAGCGGTGGTTTTAAAGCTCTATTGCGTGACTTTGATGATGTAATGAAGATTACTAAGGTAGCTGATAATAGGTATGGTAGCAAGTTAGTACAGCACTTTGAATTGGAGGTTGAATAATGGCTAAAGAGTGGAAGGCAGGAGATTATATCCCTGTACAGTATATTAACGCCCTCGAAAAAGAGGTCGAAGAGCTGCGTAAGTTTGCTCCAGAGGATGGGGACGAAGATGTCGATAAGAGTGAAGGTTGACATTGACGCAATAAAGATAGCTAGAAAAAAAGGACTAGATCAAAACGGTGCGGCACAAAGATTTTTTACGCATGAGGTTAGACGTTTGTCAGACCCTTATGTACCAAAAAAAGAGGGTGTTCTTAAGGGAACCGCAGTAGAAGGTGTCGATGAAATCGTATACCCTCAGATATATGCTAAAAAGCAGTACTATGAAAATAGAGGCAGAGGCATGAGGGGAAAACGATGGGACCGTAGAATGGTTGCACAACGAGGACCTGCCCTTTTAGCTAGTGTAGTTAAGTTTATAGCAAGGAGGGGATAATGGCTGATGTAATAATCATGGACGCAATAAGAAATCTTATAAAGACTTGCCCGCATATCGATAAGTTTGCTGAGGGGATAGGAATAGATTATCTTGCAGAAGACCCTACTTGCTATGCAGTTGAGTCATCGCCCGCAGACCTTATTTTAAAGAGATATATCAACGGAGACAGCGAACGTCAACAGGTCTTCGTTTTTTCGAGCAGAGAGGCGTACGGCGCTGATGTAAGACAAAACATTGAAAACATTGGTTTCTTTCAGCTTTTTGCTAGCTGGCTTGCGTCGATAAGCAAAAATAGGAACTTTATAGACTTGGGCTCAAATAGATGCCCAGTGAAAATTGAAGCCCTAACAACAGGCTACGTCTTTGATGTAGACGAATCAAGGGCAAAGTATCAAATCGATTGTAGGCTTGTATACCTACAGGAAGGAGAATAGATATGGCATTAACAGAAGTTAGAAAAAGAGTTGCACAGGCAAGTTATCTAGACTGTGCAAAGACTGGTGAAACAGCAGCTATGGAGCTACTTGGCACAGGGTTCAGGGAACTCAACGAAGAGCCAAGTGCACAGGTGAGAAGCAAGCGATATATTAACCAGAAATCCACATCAAAGGGTATTTCAGGTTACGAGTGGCAGTCTCCGTTTTCTGCTGATCAGATTCGCAGTGAAAAAGCTATTGCCTTCATCTGTGAAATTGGCGAAAGACAGAGGACTGGAGCAGATGTTGAAAGAGACTACATCATAGTTGACCTTGATCAGAAAGTAGGAGGCGGAGCAACCACTTTCAGCGCTAGAAAAATAAAGGTAGCCATAGAGGTTTCGAAGTTTGGTAACGAGGATGGCGAGATGACTTGCGAAGGAAACTTCTTGGGCGTTAGTGATGTTGTTGTGGGAACATTCGACACATCAAACAAAAAGTTCACTGAGACAGTGATAGCTGGTTAATAAAGGAGCAACACAATGGTTAATACAAAAATAACATTCGCAAATGGGCAGGATCTCGTAGCAGATTTTTACGATCTAGACTTTCGTACATCATATAAGTCCAACATGGCAACTTTTGTTGAGGAAATCAACGGAATTGACCTTTCACAGGATGACGACATTGTCCTCAGCAATCAGATGGACGCGCTCAAACGTTGTATTGATAGTATTTGGGGTCCAGGCGAAGGAGATAGAGTCTTTGGCGGAAAACGAAATGTCATGATGATGTTTGACGTTATGAATAAGCTGCGTGAGCTTAATGAGGCTGTTAACGAAGATCTCGTTGCAACAAGCAAAGCTATGCAGCTTGAGCTTGCGAAATGATAGGTAGCATATTAACCAATAAACCGAGCAAATCAGTAACTATAAGAGGTGTTGAGGTCCCTATAAACTGGGATTGTCGCACCTCTATTAAGTTTACTGAGCTACTGGCAGACCACGATTTATCCAAAATTGAGCTAATCAAAAAGGGAGTGCGTCTTTACTATGGAACATGGGCTGATACACATAGCTTTGCAGAAGGAGAACTTGAAGAAGCTATCGAAAAGATGATTGAGTTTTATTCATACAGCTTAGCACCTGTAAATAGTAAGAATAAATCATCGAAAAAACAATCGTACTCATTTACTTATGATGCCGAGTATGTTTACGCAGCCTTTTGGGAACAGTACAAGATTGATTTATCTGTCGTTGAAATGCATTGGTGGAACTTCAAGGCCCTATTTAATGGGCTTAGCGAGAACACACAGTTCGGAAAGATTATTGGTTATAGGACAATGGACATATCGAGGCTTAGTGACGAGGAGAAGAAGTTCTATCGCGAGATGAAATCGCTATATAAACTACCTACACATGAGTCTGAAATCGATGAAGCGCTTAGCAATGAACTTGCAGAGGCACTTGAAAATGGCGGTGATATTGATGCAATCCTGTCAAAAAAATATGATTAAAGTCAAATGCAGTGTATGTGGGCAGACACTGTGTAAGGCTAATTTAATGGACGGCGAAGTCGAAATAAAATGCCCACGATGTAAAAGAATAACATTGATTGAAAGCAAGATAAAGAGCAGAGAGAGCACAGATAAGTAGCTGAGTCAACCTGTCTTGATGATATAAGGCAGGTGATTATATGGCAGATGGTAAGGTTACTATAGAAACCATATTGGATTCCAGAGAATTTAATAAAGCTGTAAGAGAGCTATCCGGCACGACAAAAAAAGGGCTTAAAGTTGTCACTGAAGCCGTTGCAAGTACCGCAACTGCTTTGGGAGGATTAGGGCTACTTGCTATTAAACAGGGCATTGCTTTTGAAAGTGCGTTTGCTGGTGTTAAAAAGACTGTGGATGCAACGGACAAAGAGCTTGCTGAATTTGAGCAAGGCATACGAGATATGGCAAAATCTATGCCGCAGTCAGCGGCTGCTATTGCGTCAGTCGCAGAGGCAGCAGGTCAGCTGGGCATCAAAAATGAGAACTTATTGCAATTTACGAAAACAATGGTAATGCTTGGAGATGCGACAAACATGACGTCTGACGAGGCAGCTACTGCTCTTGCTAGATTTGCCAACATAACTGGCATGAGTCAAGATAATTTTGATAAGCTTGGATCTACCATCGTAGCGCTTGGAAATAATCTTGCTACAACCGAGTCAGAAATTGTGGACATGGCGATGAGAATCGCAGGTGCGGGTCACCAAGTAGGGCTTACTGAAGCTCAAATCATGGCATTCTCCGGAGCATTATCATCTGTCGGAATTGAAGCTGAAGCGGGTGGAACAGCCTTTTCCAACTTGATTTCGAAGATGAACCTAGCAACACAAAAGGGTGGCGAACAGTTAGAACAATTTGCTTCTGTTGCGGGCATGAGTGCTGACGAATTTAAAAAGGCATTTGAAGAGGATGCAGCGAGTGCAATCATAAGCTTTATTAAAGGGCTCGACAATATAAACAAAAATGGTGGGTCTGCGATTAAAACGCTTGATGAGATAGGGCTATCTGATATACGTATGCGAGATGCACTATTAAGAGCATCAGGTGCAAGCGATGTATTTAGTAAAGCGCTGTCGATAGGCACAAAAGCCTGGAGCGAAAATACCGCGCTCACACACGAAGCAGAAGAGCGATATAAGACGCTTGAATCAAGGCTAGGAATATTCAAAAACACCATAACAGACATAGGTATATCACTCTACAAGTCAGTAGATACCCCTTTGGGCGATATTGTAACTTCTGCAACAGACGCAGCAAACGGATTGTCTAAAGCATTTGAGCAGGACGGTATTCAAGGGCTTGCAAAGGCAATAGGAGATGTATTAGCTGATGCGGCAACTGCTGCAGCAAAACACGCTCCAGAACTAATTTCTGCCGGGGCTAAAACTGTTAAAGCTTTTGTAGATGGATTATATGCTCACCGAGACGAAATTGTTTCTGCTGCAGGTGATATGGCAATGGCGCTTGCTAGTGGTATCGCCGATATGCTCCCTAAAGGTCTAGGAAACACAATTAAAAACCTCACAGAGGTGACTATTTCTATTGCTAAGCCTCTACTAAAGATGGCTGATGGGTTACTTAGAGTTGCATCCGCTGGATCTAGTCTAGCTCCAATACTAGCTGGATTAATCGGGGCGTTCAAAATACACTCAAAGCTCACACCAATCATACGACTATATAAAGAGTTTGTCGTTGCACAAAAGGCACTAGGTACGGCTATGGCAGTATCGATGGTCAGCGAAAAAGGAGCTACTGCAGCACGAATTGTAAACAACGCTGTTACAACATTTGCTGCAGCTAAGGCAAAAGCGCTAGCAGCTGCAGAAACACGAAATGCATTAGCCACCGCAGGCGGAACTACAGCAACAATAGCAAATACTATGGCTGTACAGGCTCAGGGAGTTGCAGCAGGTATTGCTGCAGTTGCTACAAAGGGACTTAGCGCAGCGATGTCATTTTTGGGCGGACCAATGGGGCTCATAATAACTGCGGTCGGAGCGTTAGCTGGTGCATTTTTACTGTTATCAAAAAAAGAAGAGAGCGAAGCAGAAAAGTCAAGAAAAGCCATAGAGGAAAAGAAGAAGAAAATCTATGAGCTTCGAGACGCATATAAGGAATCAATTAAGACAGCTGAGGAGCAACTCGAAAAAGACTTAATCCAAATCAATAACACGAAAAAACTTGCTCAAGAACTCGGAACAATAGTTGACGCTAACGGTAGAGTAAAAGATGGCTATCAGGACCGTGCAAACTTTATTGTTGGTCAGTTAAAGGAAGCAACTGGGCTTGAAATCCAGATGGTAGATGGAGAGATACAGAAGTATGACGAAATCAAAGGGCAAATCGATAGCTATATAGAGAAAAAGAAAGCTGAAATCATACTTAAGTCGAATGAAGAAGGTTATAAAAAAGCACTAGAGCTACAGCAAAAAGAAGTAGATATGTATGTTCAGCAGAAGAGAGAGCTCGATGAGATTGTACAGAAGCGTAAAGAGGCTGAAAAGCAAACCAAAGGCTTGACAGGACGTGAATTAGAAGAAGCAAAAGGGGCGGTAAGTCAGTACAAAGAACTTGAAAAAAATAAACGTAAGGAAATTTCAAAGACTGAAAACTCATTAAGAGATTCTCTTGAAACGCGAAAAGCATATGAAAAAATGTATGCTGATTTTGAAGCGGGGAATTATTCTGCAATAACTATGGTTGCAGAGGACCACGCTAAAAAAATGTCCGAAATTGAGGGCATGAAAAAGGAAGACCTTAAAACCACTATCAAAGACAAAGAAGATAGTCTGGCTTACCTCAAAGAATTACAAAAGGACTTTAATACGCAAGAAGTTCAGGACGCAATAGATGCATCCGAGCAGGAACTTCAGCTCGCTCGAGATAAGTATAAAAGCATGGAAAGCGAGACTAAGAGTGGTGGAGATAAGGTTGCGAAGGCCTCGGGCGATGCTGTTATGACTGCGTTTAATGCTGCAGTTAATGCAAGAAATTCATGCGACTGGAGTGGCTTGGGTCAAAGCTTTTGTGATGGCATAATTGCTGGCATAAATGCTGGAGCACAAGCCGTCAAAAATGCAGTTGCAAACGTAGTAGAGCAATCAGATAAAGCCGGACGCAAAAAGGCTAGAATGAATTCTCCATCAAAGCTATTTAGAGATGGACTCGGTAAGTCGTTTCCTGAAGGTATGGCGGTCGGAGTAAGTAGGAACGCATATCTCCTTGATAGGGCCATCGAGGAGAGCATAGAGCATGCACTTAGAGCTGGAAGCAAAGTAAGTACTGGAATAGATAATGCGATAGGTGGCATTGATGTAGATGTCAACTTTGCAAAAATCAATACTGCTATAAGTAATCAGAAGAGCATCGTTCCAAAGGCTATCTATGGAAGTTCCAATGTCGGAGGTATGCAAATGCCAGGTGCAACAAAGATTGAGCAAACAATAATATTCGAAGATAAAATACAGTCTCCAGCGGACATAGCGAGAGCTATACGTAAAGAGGCTGTTATTTTAGGTTTAGGAGGGCATTAGTGAGCAAGAAATTTGAGCTATTTGAACTAAATGTAATACGGTCAGATGGGCTAAGGCATACGTTAGGAAAAGAAGATTGGGGAGTAGAATCATTGACAGGTGTCGACTTTCCTGAGATTGAGATTTTTAGTGAACCTCGAGGCTATGGAAACGGTGATATTGTAACGGGCAAACGCAAGAAATCAAGACTAATTACATTCACAGCATCTTTCAGAGCTAGTGATGATAAATATGAATCGGAACGCAGAAATGTACTCGGATTTTACAATTCGAATTACACATATCAACTTGAGGTTACATATCTAGGCAATACGCTCTTAGCAAAAGAATGCGAGCTAGTAGCTGCCAATTATCCAAGCGCAAATATATATGATAGTCCTGACTTGTCAATTAGTCTTATGTCGCCTTATCCCGATCTATTCGCAGATAACAAAGAAACGACAAGCTTTAGCTCCGTGACCCCTATGTGGCACTGGACAAGATATTATGCTCCAGGAGGTGGCAAGCTTGCTTTTGGTGAGATAACAAAGACTGATACGAAGGTCGTTAATTATCTCGGTAGTGAGCCGGCTCCAATCGTAATTACAATAAAGTCAACAGGCTATGTACCTGGTATCGACATCGAGATGGGCGACATTAAGACAAGTGTTAAAACCGTGCTAAATGCGTCTGACGTCCTCGTTATTGACTGCGACAAGCGAACGGTCAAAAAGAATGGTAAAGACGTGCCATACAGCGATTTTGACGCTAGAGACCTCATGCAGATGGTACTTGGCTATGGTGACAATCAAATAAAAATATCAAAAGATGGCAATACGGCATTTACAGCCGAAGTAAGCTTCGTGGGACGGTATGGAGGTGTGTAAATGATCAAGTGTCTAAATAAATTCGGCGAAGAGGTCAAGATGATTGATTTCGTCGAATTGCAATGGAGTAGGAAATATTTTGAGTGCGGGTCATTTGTGCTATACATGGCAGCTAAGGACTATGACTCAGATGTCAAGTACATCCAATGTATAGGACGCCCTGAAACTGCGATGGTCCAAAAGGTCGTTTACGAGGAGAAAAATAACGGTGAATTTGTCACTTTGTCAGGCTTTTTTATCGACAAAGTACTTGATTGGAGCGCTTATACGATACCGATTTCGACAATGACATTTAAGAGTAAGGCAGAAGTTGAAACGCAATTAAAACAATGGTTACTTGAAACTGTGAGTGACAAGTACGCTCAGCCTGGAGGGGGAACGGTAAACGGTGCAAAGCTAAGCACAGATAGTGACGTACCAAGCGCGCTGTCTATAAGTGCAGAACTTGGTGAAAGTACAGGCTCTGCGATGAGAAAGGCTTTAAAGTCTGCAGGATATACACTTATTTGCAGACCAATTTTCTCATCAAAAGAAGAACCAGGCAAGCCGCTTTTAGGCATCGAGTTGCACATTCAAAAGGGACGCGATTTGCGAGATGATGTTTTTTTCGGAGAGGCTTGGGGCAATATCTCAAAATGCGAATATGCATGTGATGAAAGCGGGATATATAGTGGCTTTTTAGCGAGTCAAGAAATTCCTGATGACTTTAAGACATCAAACGAGGTACATGGCTTTTGGAAGGATGGCAAAAAGGTCAGGGCAATACACGAATACGTACAGTTTGATAACAACGTGCCTAGTAATCTCGGGCATTGTATTCCGCTCAAAGTGTTTAATGCAAGCATAAGCGGAGTCGAGATCAAGAGTGAAAACGAGGCGCTTATAAGGTCAAAAATGAGGGATGCGGCAAAGCTTGAGATGTTGAACAATTACAAACAAGAGACCATCTCAGTTGATGTACTCCAACATCGTTTTTATTACCTCAAGGACTATGACCTGGGCGATATTTGTACAATCAATATTGATTCGATACAAAAAGAGTTTACTTCAAGGCTCGTCGAAGTCAGAGAGGTTCACTCTAAAAATACAGTAAAAGTCGAGCTTGTTTTTGGAACTCCAAACAGGCAAACATATAGAAAGGTGGATGTATAGTATGGCAAAGAGTTTTCCGTTCGAATCAAAAAGTATAATCGGAAATGAATGGGACAGAGCAATCACAGCCCAGGACGAAAGAGATTTCAACAAGATGTGCTGGGGAAACGGTGTGTTTATTAACCCAATCGACGGACTTATGGTCACGGCTCACGGAGGTATGACCGTCAATGTAAAACCAGGAGGCGCAATCATCGAGGGAGCAGTCTTTAAAGAAAGCAGTAACAGACAAATCACATTGTCTCCAGCATCGAGCCTTCCTCGTATAGATCGTATCGTTTTAAGATTTGACACTGCAGAGGATAGACGAGATATAGACATCTATTTAAAAGAGGGCGTTGCAGCAACAAATCCTGTTGCCCAGGATTTAATCAGAGAATCGAACTACTACGAACTCGCAATAGCTGATGTCTACATCCAAGCTCGTGCAACCTCAATCGAAGCTGTCAACATATCTGACACAAGGATGGATCCAGCCCTCTGTGGGTGGGTCGTTCCGGCTGTTGAGTATCGCGGGTTGTTTGACAACCTGTGGCTACAGCTGCGTGATAGCTTCGGAACCGTGAACTCAGCACTGTCTGGCACACTTGCCCAGGATCTCAAGCAAGAAATTAAAGTCACAGATGAAAAGTATGCAGACCAGATAAAGAGAGTTAGGGACGACATGGGAAATGTCAACATGTTAAAAACCAGCGCAAGAAATCTCGCAGATGCAATCAATGAGCTCTATAACGGCGGTGGAAGAGCTCAGGATTATGTCATAGAGCAAGGCGAAGTCGATGGATGGCAGTTCGTGAAATGGAAGAGGGGGAGATTAGAGCTTATTAAGACAGTTGATTCAGACTCCAGATCGGGATGGACTGCTGGAGCCTGGAATAACATGATTTTTAACAGAAAAACGTTTACATTCCCATCGTCTTGTCGATTTATCGCAAAGCCAACGGTAATGGCGTCAGTACAGATTGGTAACGGTTATTCGTTCGCTGCTCAAACAATCAATACGCAAAATACAACGATGTTGACGGTAGCTGCGAGTCAGAGCTCAGCATCTGCAGATATTTTAAACTTACAGATTTACGCGATAGGTAAGTGGAAATAGGAGGGCGTATGGAAAGAGCAATTATAATCGCAGTATTTGCATCAACGGGACTATGGAGCTTTATCAGTATGCTAGTGCAGAGGTACATGGAAAGAAAAAGTGACTACGCGATGATGATGCGTGGTCTAGGACATGATCGCATATGCTATCTGGGAGAGTATTACATCAAGCGTGGATGCATCACAAGAGACGAGTATGAAAACCTTGTTGACTACTTATACATTCCTTATAAAAGGCTAGGTGGCAATGGCACCGCCGAGAAGGTGATTAACGAGGTCAAGCAACTTCCACTAAAGGATAATTGTAATATTAAATAATTGGTCAATCGG